TGAAAAGATAGGAAAGACGGAAATTGTTGCTATAACGACTCTGATTCAAAATCTCGATGAAGAAAGCAATAAGAGCTTTTTCGACTGGATCAAGAAAACGTACAACGTCTCAGATGTCAAGGATATCCCTCGACACGGTTTCGAGAAGTGCATGGTTTCTATCAATAACAAAATTAAATACCTCAACGATAAAGTAAAACAACAGCAGCCGGCGGTGGCATAATGAAAAATCTAGATCACGCACAAAAGATCATGTACCTGACCTATATTATTCGATCTATTTGTAAAGAAAATAAAATACCGAAAGAAGTGGTTATAGAAGATTTCATTTATTTGATGAATGAGGAGGAGTCTAATGATGAAATTCAAATTCATTGAGCTAGAGCAAGGCACTCCCGAGTGGCTAGCGTGGAGAAAGACCGTCATCACAGCTACCGACGCCTCTATTCTCATGGGAAACAATCCCTGGGATACTCCTTACAAAGTCTGGCAGCGCAAGCTAGGCTTGGCTGAAGAAAAGGTATCAAATGATGCCATGGAAAGAGGCAAGAGGCTCGAGCCGGAAGCTCGGGCCCAGTTTAATGAGCGTTACGGCATCCTCATGGAGCCGGCAATCGTCGAGAGCACGGAATACGAATTCCTAGGCGCCTCTCTCGATGGCATGTGCCCGATAAATAATAGCCTCCTAGAGATCAAATGCGGAGGCGCTAAGCTTCATGCCATGGCAGCGCAAGGAGAGATACCGCAATACTATCGAGATCAGATGCAGCATCAATTAATCGTAACAGGAGCAGAGCGATGCTACTACTATAGCTACGATGGGGCCGATGGCATCCGCATCGAGGTTCTGCCTGATCCAGGATTTAAGGAATCCTTTATACCTAAGGCGCGTGAATTCTGGCGTTGCGTAGCCATGGAAGAGGCTCCGCCTCTCGAGGATAAGGATTACAGGGACATGAGCGACGATGTATCCTGGAGTGCTATTGCTTGCGACTATAGGGCTATATGCGAACAGATAAAGGTTCTCGAGCAAAAGAAAGAAGGGTATAGACAAGGACTCTTGAAACTCTCAGGAGACGTTCCGTGCTTAGGAAAGGGAATTCGTCTCATGAAGACAACCATGAAAGGCCGCGTTGATTACGATGCCATTCCAGAGATACAGGGCATCGATCTGGACAAGTATCGCAAAGCATCAACGACGCTTTGGAAAGTCCTTGTCGCCTAAAGCAAATCAAAAAGGCTGTTAATATAGTCAGCAGCCTTTTTTCTTCATGGCTTTTTTATAGCCTTCGCGCTCGTGCTTCTTGTCATTCTTTTTGTCTAACTTCACGAGCTTGTCCATGCCCTTATCTATGGCCTTTTTCTCTTTCTTGATCTGCTTATCCATACGGGCTCTTATTTTTTCTTCTTGTGGTGCTTTTTACCGTCTTTCTTAGCCTTGTGAGGCATCTTTTTCCCCATTTGGTGAGAATACTTGCCGCCTTCGGCTTCTTCTTCGTGGCTATAGTTGTAATGAGCTTTCTTTTTCATGTTACTTTCTCCCTTTCTTAGGAATGTTAGCGCCAGCTTTTCTAGCTACGTTTAGCGCAATCGCCACCGCCTGCTTGCGGGGCTTGCCAGCTTCTTCTTCCCGCTTAATATTTTTCCCTATCGCCTTTTTAGAAGCGCTTTTAATGAGAGGCATCTGACCCTACCTTTTCCATGAGAGGAGTATCCTTGCTGCTCTGGAGGATTTCGCATATGGTATCGATCGCTGTATTCTTGCCTTCGCCATCGCGCATGTATTGGGCATTCACAATGTTATTGATATTCGCCAGTTGCTGCAGCAGTCCCGCAACATGTGTGTATCCGAGTCCTTCTTTGAACAAGTCTTTCAGTTTGTCTAGCATGGTTTGCATCCTTTTTTTGCAGTTCCCAAATCGCTTCTTATATCGAAAAAGGTTTTTTCCTGAATAATTATTTCTTCCCGTATGCCTTTTTAAAATCGGATGTCTTCAAGGTAGCTCCTCATTTTTAACTCCTCATCGCCGAAGACATCTTCATCGACGTCATAGTCTTTATTTGATCTCTGGCATGCGACTAGAATGAGACACAAAAACAACAAGCGCATAGAGGCTGCTAGCTTAAAATAAATTCTGTTATGACAACGTAACCGCCTGCTCCGTTTCCACCATTTGTCGATCCGTTGTTTGCTTGAGCGCCCGATCCCCCTGAAGCGAATCCAACCCCAGGATTTCCTCCCATTTGGTTGACTACAGCATTTCCTCCGGAACCCACGAGAGAGCTTCCGCCGTAGCCAGAAATAAGCGTTGTCGTCGCTGTTGTTACTGTTGCAGCCGCGCTTCCTCCAGGCATACCAGGAGACTGGATATCCCCTGTACCAGCGGCACCATTGGCTCCGCCGGTAGCGTTGTTCCCGTTAGCGGCACCTCCACCCCCGTCTCCTCCTACGGCCACGCATATTGTTCCTACGCTTGTGCTTCCACCGTTTCCTCCGTTACTGGGAGCTGTAGCGCCACTGCCGGCTGCTCCAATTGTAACTGTCTGAGAAGCACCTACAGTTGCTGCCGATGCTGTCTTTCTTGCATATCCCCCTGCCTGGCCACCACCACCGTTGGTGAAATTGTTGACTCCAGCCGTTACACTACCGCCCTGTCCACCGCCTCCCCAGCATTCAATCGTGCAATAGACCATGCCGCTAGTAGGTGTGTAGGTTCCACTAGCAGAAAAGGTTTGAACGTTGACTTTCCAAGTCTTGGCTGTAGGAGCCGCTGAAGTATTTCCTACGAGGAACTGCTGGTTAGTAAGGGTAACCGAAGTTAGGGCGCCTGTTGTTGTCGTTGATGCAATGACAGGGCCATTGATATTAAAAGAAGTAGAGCCAGTTCCCCCGTGAGCTACGACAAGAGTTCCTCCCAAGGTCAGCTGATTCGTCGCTCCTGTGAATGTGAGCCCCGTGGCAGCAGGGGATGTGTTTCCGAATATGTCAATGACTCCAGCTGTGGGAGTTGCCGAGCCGCTATCGCCTGTCAGCGTTGTGACCGCTCCCGAAGCGGAAACAGTCTGGAATGAAGGATCGGCGGAAGCCCCATTGCTTGTTAGAACAAAGCCAGATGTTGAAGGAGGCACATTCGTTATCGTTGCTGTTCCGGCACCAACGAGCACGTTGTGATTCGTCAGGCCTGTGAGCTGAACCGTTTCGGTATTCGCCGAGCCTGCGACTGTTATTGATCCTGTGCCTAAAATATTAAAATTCCCTGCCAAGGGCACTTCGGGGCCCCCGCTATTCCCTGTAATCGTTGTAATCGCACCAGATGCCGAAACAGCCTGAAACGAAGGATCGACAGAAACTCCATTACTCGTGAGGACAAAGCCCGCTGTGGAAGGCGAAACACTGGTTATAGCATTGGAAGCGCCCCCAACAAGGACATCGTGTTGTGTGATTGCTGAAGCTGTGAAAGGAGAGGTTCCGTTACCAGTTAAAACACCGGTAAGCGTTGTGGCGCCTGTTCCCCCATGGGAAACAACGAGAGTTCCTCCGAGGGAAAGCGTGGCGGCTGCTCCTGTAAAAGTAAGCCCTGTGGTTGCAGGCGCTGTATTTCCAAAGACGTTGATATTGTTTCCAGAAGCAGTTGCGGTTCCGCTATCTCCAGTGAGGGTATCTAGAGTTCCGGTTCCCGTGAGAGATACAAAGCCATTGCCATCGACTGTAAAGAAAGAACTGTTGAAGGCCGCAAGCCCTACTTTCGTCGCATCCGTTGCAGCGATCGCCTGTGATTTTTGAACCTGAACTGTCAATGTGCTAACGGCTCCCGATGTCTGAACAGGAGTACTGCCGGCTGCTGTCGATGTGCCGAATATATTCCAATTGCCCCCCGTGGGCGAAAGCGCGCCGCCTACGTTCCCTGTGATCGTCTGGCCTAAGCCCGTGCCACTGACTGAAACGAAACCGTTACTATCGACTGTGAAGAATGTGCTATTGAAGTGCGAAACGCCGTTATCCCCTACTGTAGAAACGCCGACAGCCTGCGAACGTTGCACCTGGATCGTGTAGGTATTGGCCGCGAGCGAGTTCGTTCTTATGACATTAGTCGTGGTTCCGGCCGCTACCTGACCTCCCGTGACTGTGATGTTACCCGATCCGTTTGGCGCTACAGGGTTCGTTCCTGGAGCTGTAGCTGCATCGACGGTAAAGGTTTCAACAGCAGCCGAACCGGAAAGGGTCACAAAGCCGTTCGCATCGACGGTAAATTGAGCAGAGTTGAAGGAAGCGAGACCGGCATTCGTTCCCACGGATGAGGCAGCAGCCGAAGCGTATTGCGTTTGGATCGTGACTGTATTGCCTGATCCAGTTGTGCGCAAAGGAATACTATGCGCGGCCACAATGGTGCCTAGGATTTCAAGGACGTTTGCTATTGGGACGGCTGTACCGCTGTCCGTTACAAAACTCGTCGGTATCTGCGGGTGACTGCCCTCGACGTCGATTATTCCTGCCTGACTCATTGGGCGCTCCTTTTATTTATTCTTTCTATCAGTGTGTAAATGTTCTCAATCTTCTTCTCGATAATGAACATGGCTTTTTCATAGACACGCACTTCTTTTAAAACTCTGTCTCTTTCAAGACGCGCTTCATTGAAATTGCTCTCGCCCCGCTTCCAGACGGCATCGACTTTGTCAGCCGTTTCAATTTTCAATTTCTCAAAGTCTTCTTTGAGCGCCTGAATTATCGCTTTGGTATCTCTCTGAAATTCTTGAAAGGATCGCAAATGAATCGCCGTCGCTTCTCTTATCTGTGCCTCGAGCTCTTTTTGAGCCTTGTCCGCATCTACTTTCGTCGAATAGATGACATGCAAGCCCATGAGCTCTGAAGCCAGAGCCGCCATGGTCTTTTTTTGATCGTCTATCAGCGTCCGATCTGCGAGTATCCTTTCCTTCAGAAGGCCGAGATTGCATACGGTATACGTCTTGAAATCTTTCATATCTCTTTCGCTCTGTTCCGAAAGAGACTGAAATTTCTCCATGGCAAGACGGAGAGCATCCCTGAGTTCCTGCATTTCCTTGTTATGCGAGGAGATGAGATGCTGGTGCTCTCTCATCTCCTGCTTTACAAGGGCATCGAATCTCTTGTCTGCTCTAATAGCCGGTGACAGGGATTGATGTTGGTTGCGCATAAACGACTTCAAGGTAAATGGCTCCTGATGAGGGAGCAGCGACGTACTTGACATACCACTGCGTCCCAATTGCAAAACAAAAATCATCCTGGTTCACAGGACGGTGATTGGTCGTTATGTCAAAAAGCTTGAAGCTTCCCGCCGGCACTATCAGTTGATCGTGCGAGCCATCCATGCTGAAGAGCACGTCTTGGTTGGTCGTGTTCGTGAAACATATGATCCTAGCCGGAAAGGCAAAGGCGCTTCCCACAGCTACATAGCTTCCCGTAATGCTTCCGAAGGCCGTCGTGCGGATCGTGTCGACCATGGCTTTACTTGTAAAAGACATATGCAACCTCCTTATGCGTTCAAGACCAAGAAGTCGATTTGGATATCCGCTGTTGTGGTTGTAGCTCCGGTACCGTTTGTTACAACAATGGCCAAAGAGCCAGCCGACGCGGTTTTGCTCTTGATGCTTAGAGCTGAGCCGGTAGTAGCTCCGCTCATGGAAAGCATTACTTCAGTCGTAGAAGCGGTGATCGAAGAGTTTGTCAATGTCAGAGTCAAGTCAGCTCCAGCTGCAATGGAAACTGACGTGAAGGTAGCTCTTCCCGATCTTCCGTTAACAACAACCGGAGAAGATGCCACGCCAGAAGCTTGGGAAGAATTCAAAAGAATCCCCGTGCCAACTGCTGTCGCAACAAAGTTACCGTTAGTTGCTGTGATATTGCCTAAGGTTGCAGTCATGCTAGTTCCAGCGTTGACCGCGCCAGCCGTCGCAGAAACGTTGCCAGTCGTTGCTGTTACCCCCGTTCCGCCCGTGACAGTCGTCCCTGCGGATACAGCCCCTGCTGTTGCGACAATGTTTCCGGTAGTCGAAGTGATGCCCGTTCCTGCGGTCACAGTGCCACTGGCCGAGAGGTTACCGGATGAGGCGGTGATGTTGCCTGTGGTTGCCGTGATACCAGTGCCAGCTGTAACGGTTGTGCCTGCTGAAACCGATCCAGCCGTGGCGGCGATATTCCCCAACGTGGCGGTAATGTTACCAGTAGAAACGACAGCGTTTCCGGTCGTCACGGTTAAGCCCGTTCCGGCGGTCAGGGTCGTAGTCGTCGTCAAGGAGCCAGGAGTTGTGATTGCTGAAGGCAAAGACACGGTTGCGACACCTGCGACAGTAGTCACAGTGATTTGGTTGGCCGTTCCAAGCACTTGAGCAATGTTTCCTCCGCTAGCTGATAAAACTTCCCAGTTACCACCGCCGGCATAGATGTAAAACGTTGTAGGATTTACAGGAGGGGTAAATACGACCTGTCCTATTTCATAATTCGTCTGATTGCTCGTAGGAGGATTCTGGAAAGGAATAGGGGGTGGCAGCACAGGGATTAGAGCCTGACCGATTCCGTAGACTTGAAACATTTTTGCCATACAAATACTCCGTTTAAGGTGGTTACTGTTTATTTGAAAGCTGCTGTATAAAATTCACAGGGGTCAATGAAAAGATTCTTTGAGCAAAAAAAGTTAGACGTTTAATGCCTATCGTGATACACTATGAGCAAGTGTAAAATAAGGAATAGAGTCCATGAGCATAAACTTTCTGACTCTTGAAGAATTTGCTAAACGGGTCAAAATGCATAAGAACAGCATTCGCAGAGCTATCCGCAACGGGAAGATATTTGCGACACGTCCAGCGGGAGGAAAAAGAGCCCCTTATCGGATTGCCGAGAGTGAACTAGAGCGCCTGTATCTTCAGGGCATGTGTGACCCAAAAAAGGAAAAAGATCATGGAATTGTTTAAAAAACACGTTGACACAGTCATTATTTTGACTGCCTTTGCTACTGCTATTCTCTGGATGAATGGTCGCTTCAACGAAGTAGACAGGCAATTTGGTGCCGTCGATAAAAAATTCGCAGAAGTGCACCAAGAATTAGCCGTCATAAAAACGGTTCTGATTATGAAGAACATCATGCCAGTCGAATTAGCAGTTAAACCCGAACAGTAAATGATGCTGCTCTGGGGCAAAATCTATAACTTTCTCATGTGGATACAAATGACGGGCACGTGGGATGTTCTGATTTTCGTAGCCCGTCTAGTGAAAAAATGCATCTGTGGTTTTTGAGGTGACTATGAAGCTCTGGGAAGCGCTTAAAGCAGTTCAGAAAGGAAAGAAAGTCCGTATGTCTCATTGGGAAAATACCTACATAGACAAAGAAAATTGGTTCGAGGTTCTGTACACCATGGGGCCAAAGGATTTTTCCTCTAAGGCCAACAAGAAATTCTTTGAGATGCTGGCAGAGGAAGAATGGGAAATTTACGAGGGTCTATGAATGAGATAATGAACTTTTGCGACAGCCACGTCGGCCTCATGGTCTTTTTGCTTTTGATTCTCATGGTATTCAAACGATAAAAATACCGCTGAAGCGGCAAAAAAGAGGTGATCAAATGAGTGTATCTTACGAAAAAGACTTTTATGGCTGGTGCAACGAGCAAGCTGCCGATCTTCTTGCTGGCAGACTTGAGCATCTGGATTTAAGAAATTTGGCTGAGGAGATTGAGTGTTTGGGAAAGCAATGGAAGCGCGAATTGAGAAGCCGTTTTAAAATTCTATTTTTACATCTTTTGAAGTGGGAATATAGTCCTTCGGATGTGAGAGAGTACTCAAAAAAAAGTTGGTTAAGTTCTATTCGATGTCAACAAAAAGAAATCCCAGAATTTTTGGATGAAAACCCAAGTCTGCAAAGTTGCCTTGAAGAATGTGTAAAAAAAGCTTATGAAATTGCTAGATTCGAAGCCTCTTTAGAGGGGAAATTGATTTTGGCCGATCTTCCTATAGATTGTCCTTATGATTTGCAAGATGCTTTAAAAAAAGACTGGCTTCCAAAGGATAGATGGTAATTAAGGAATAAAAAATGTTTATTTTAGAACCTATTATTTGCGTTGCTATTATTTTCTGGTTTTTCACTTAACTCTTGAGCTAATACAGCTACATGTTGAGGAGAATTATTTTTAGCAGCCGTGATGATCTTCTTTACGGTGTTTTGAGTTTTAGGATCGATAAGCATTCTTGTGCCTAGTCTGCGGGCTACCTCGATTCCGCCAATTGCTGCTGCTTTTTTATAATCTCCGGTAAGGACGTAATAAAGAGCAGTCGCAGCTTCAACACCCCAAATGACTTTCTGATGAGCAGGGAATTGTTTCAATAGAGAACCGATCGCCTCGGCGCCCTTCGTGATAGTCTTGATGTTCTGGAGCTGATCTGGGCCTAGAACTTTGCGGGCTAGCTCATGATTCTCCGGCTTGTCTAGGATCGAGGCTAGCTTCTTGAAGTTCATGCCTTCGACATTTTGGGCCTTCTCGATCGTTTCCATGAGGTCGCGCGTGTTCAGCCAGTGTTTCCATGCCTCGTTTGTTTTATCGAAATATTGGCCAAATTTACGGGCTTCTGGGCCAGACTCTGCGAATGTCTTCTTGATGCCCTCTTTGACGAGCCCTAGAAGGTGCTCTTTTTGCTTAGGATCGCCCCAGTTGCCAGCTTTTCCTAAGTTCCGATAAAAGCCCGTGAAGAAATCGGCAGTATCCGCTTTATCTAGCTTTTCTAAGCCGTCCTTGAGGAACCCTATAAACTTCTTCTGCTCATCAAGGAGAGGGAATTTCTCTAGATAGGCGATCGCATCATTGACCGCCTTCCGCACAGGTTCCTTATTCTTTACGGGTATCGAGGAGGCAAGCCCTTCCATAGTCTGATAAACGTTCGAAGCCTCCCTTTCCAGATAAGGTAAACCTCCTTCAGCATAGCCTGGGAGTCCCTGTTTGATTTGCTTTTTAAATAATTCTTCACTGTTTTTTACTCCTTGCTGAATTGCGTTTTCAGCCTTGGGCGTTAAAATAGCGAACTTTTTGAGGAGCTTTTTTTCTTCGAGAGCATTCTTGGCCAAGGTTATGTCCTGCTCTGAATATCCAGCCTTTCTCAAATCTTTAATGACGCTTTCAACCTCCTTGCTTTTGGATGTTATTGGAGTTGGAGTTTTTGACTTGGGTGCGGCCTTGAGCCCTGCGACAATCTCGAATGCGGCTTGCATCCAAGGGGGAAGGCCCAATTCCTCTGCTGTCTGACCTGCCGCGCCTGCCGCTATAGGAGCCATAATCCCTGTGCCTCCAAGCACGGCGCCGCCACCACCAATACGACCTATCCTTTTGGCATAACGACCAGCCGCTGTTTTAGGTTCTGAGACGAGGCCTGTTTGCTCTCCTAGTCGCTCTATATCCTTGGTTCCTGCAATCCTAGAGAAGCTCGGGGCTATATCATCTTCGGAAAGCTCCATGAGCTCTCCTACCGATGGTCTCTTGCCCTCATCCATGCCCTGAAGGATATCGAATTCCCTGCCTATGCGGGCTTTCTCTCCTGGCAATATGTCCTTTGATTGTAGGCCGAAAAGATCGAGGATATCGCCATAGGTTCCTAGAGCGCCTATGCCGAAGCCCTGAGCGCCCTGTTTCAAAATGTCTTCAACAGGTTCATTGAGCGCCCCTGGTTTCTCTTGAGCAGGCTTTGCATTGAAAAAGTTCAGGACTTCTTCGGGGGTATATCCAGCTTCTTTAGCGCGGGTCATTTTCTGCTCGAAAGAAGGGTCTTTCGTAGCCAAGAAATCCATGATCTCCTGATCGGAATATCCTTGCTGGCGCGCCTTCTGATATTTTTCCTGATAGGTGCTCATTTAAAAATATCCTCTAAGCCTTCTCTAGTCGCCTTGGTTCCCTCTTGACTAACCTTCGCTCTAGCCCTTGCATTAACTTCCTTCAGCTGATTCTCGAGTTGATTCTTGAGACGTCGATAATTCTCCGTAGCGTACTTCTTCACCTGAACAGGATCAGCGCCAGAGCCATAGTGATCCATGGCGGCTTTGAACGTTTCATCCTTGAGGTAGGCAATGCGATTTCCTAACGCAAGCTGTTCGGCGATGATCTTTCGACCTTCTGCGCTATTTGCAAGCGTAGGGAAACCCTGTTTGAATTGATCCAAGTCGAAGTTCGTGACTCGACCTGGGAAGAAATCCTTTGCCCTTCTAGCCATGCGCGCGATCGTCTTTGCATAGTCTTGGGCTTCGGGACTTGCAAGCCATTTGACGCGCAAGTCTCCGTTTTCCCAATCGACGTTCCAGAGTTGAGCTCCGGAGGGAAGAGCCCCTGGAATCTCATTCAAGTCCTGCAAATGCTTTACCTCGCGGTATTCGTCATCGAGGGCATTGAGGCGATCGACAGCATCATTATAGAGAGGAATGTTCGTCTTCTCGCGGTATTCATTCTGCTTTACGACATCGGAAGGTGTCATGCCTTCAGGTTCTGGTAATTCTGGGAAGTCTAGCTCTAATCCTCCCATGTTGGTTCCTGGGATTTCGATGCTGGGCTTCGCAACTTCTTTCGTCTCTCCAGGCTGTCCCATGCCTTTGCCAGCCTTCGAGCGCTTGATAAGGTCGTTGACGTTCTTAATGACATCTGACTGGCCGCCTACCGGAGCATTTTCCATTTGACCCTGCCAGAGCTTCGCCGTTTCTTCAGGATACCCAGCTTTTACGAGGCTTTCGTAGATACTCCGACCCAAACCTTGCCGTTTTTGCAATTCTAGTACCTTAATTTGGTTTTCTGGGCTGAGACGGGCTAAGTCCTTGGCCGAGGGCTTTTCGCCCGCTACAACGCGTCCTAGAACGTCTTGCTGAATTTCGTTCATTTCCTGCTGCTCTATTGCCATGCGCTGTTGAAGGATTTCTTGCCCCTTCTCTCCATAGGGACTCAGAGCAGAGCGTAAAGCTTCCAGTTTCTTGGATTGAGGAGCGCCTTCGAGAGACTTATCCTTAAGAACGCTTTCGAGACTTCTGTTTGCAAAGTATGTGTTAAGACCATTGCCTATGCCTTCGCCTAAGCTCATGCCGAGCATTTCGGAAAGTTTTCCTTGAGGATTCGTGCCTTGTATTATCTGTACCATTAGCTTATTCCCCCTGTGTAAGGATTATAGTTGCCCGTGGTCGGATATAGACCGCCTGGCCCTTGGGCTAGCTGAGTTCCTTTTTGAGGCTTTTTGAATAGATTTGCTATCCCTGTACCTGCCATGCCTGCTAGTTGCCCTAGTAGGGGGGCTCCAAAGGCGCTACCAATTCCTGCAAGAGCGGGGCCGAGCATACCCTGCGATCCTGGAATATTTTGATAGGCAAAGGGCTGATAGTTGAGACCCGTTTGGCTCAGTTGGTTGAATTGATTGGTTTGCTGCCTAGCCGCATCCGATTGCAAAGAGGCGAAGAGCTGCGCAAGTTGTGCTTGAAGACCGGAGGCAGCTCCGCCTAGAGCCTGACCAAAGCCGCTTGAGGAAAGGGCTCCAGCCCCAGCAAACTGCTCGGCTATTCGAGGCAGAGTTTGCTCTTGGAATTGATTCATGAAAGGGGCAGCAAAGTTTTCATAGGCCTGATTACCAGGTTGAAACAGACTGTTATAATAATCCTGAGCATTTTGATATCCTCCTCCGCCCTGCGTCATGCCCATGGCTTGGGAAAGAATGTTGTTATGCAGTGCCTTCTGCTGGGCCGTTCCCGTGTCTACCTTTTTCAATTTGTCTGGGCTTCCGAAAAGCCACTCGCTGAATCCTGCCATAATTCCTCTCTAGTTTTTTAAGTACTCGACAACAAAAACACACCACGTTAGGGCCACACCTATATTGTTTTGGATAAAGAATGTATTTGTCGAATTGTTGTACCTAACAAAAATTCCCATTTCATTTAAAAAGTAAGAGTTTCCTGCTGTGTCAATTGCAGCTCCAAAGCCTTGTACGGGAAAAAGATAGCCCTTGATCGCTGGAGGCTGCGTTGAGCTCGTGAGCGTTATCGTTGTTGTTCCTACTGGGATGTTGCCGCCGTTGAGGAAGACAAAATCAAGCGTAGTCCGATAGGCCGTGCGGTTCTGCCCTGGGTTTCCGATCGTGTACCATTGCTCAAAGTTGGCGTTCTCCTGCAAAAGAAATAGGCCGCTCTCCTTCGTATTGACGGCATTGGCTGTGCGACGCAAATAGGAAACGAGCGTTTCTCCAAAGCCCTTGTCATCGGGATTGACATCGAGCGAAACCGGCAATTGGTTTGTGTTGACTGGGTTGTTGCTCGATGCGGTCATATATGTTTCCTATATGTCTTCCATATGCTTTGCCTTTTGAGAAAAACTTTTTCCTAAAAGGCAATTGCCGATAATCAGTTGATTAAGCGGCCCCCCTCTCTAAACCAGACGTTCATAGCGTTCAATTCCATGGGGCTTTGATGGGTAGCGAGTTGATTCATGAGGTTGTCGTCATAGGTCAGGCCGATGCGAAGATATTGGCCAAATTGCGTGCTATAGAAGCGGTACCAGGCATATTCCGAGCCAGGAATATACGTCTGCCCATTGACAGGAGTCGTATTCCAGATGCCGCCCGTCGTGTAGGTGCTGAAGCCCGTGGAGTCAATGCCGTTGAGGGTAAAGTGATTCGCATCGACGACCGTGATCGTGTAGATAGCGGCGTTGAGTTGCGTCATGCCCTTCACGTTTGCGATATAGATGAGAGTTCCGCTTATGAGGCTGTGATCTGGGCTCGTGATCTGACATGGGTTGGCCTTTGTGGCTCCCGTGATAAAACCGGACGCTTGGGAGCTATTGAGGAGCTCCTGATTGGTTGCGATCAGATTCGCCTGCTCTCCGAGGTAGGAATTCACGAAAAGCTGAATCGTTGTGGCGGCTATCGCAGGGGAGAGCATGTTTGCATCCATTTGGAAATCGATGAAGGAGAGCTTGAATTGCTTGCCTGAGCCCTGGAACGGATTGAAATCCTTGCCCTGAATGTTCATCTTGGGGAAAAGCGTCACAATGCCGCCGCCTATGTAGGTAGCGCCTCCTGCCGACAAATTGACCGCATCGTAGCTCTGAGTAGTGAAATTCCAGGTCGAAAGCGTGACCGTATTGGCATCGACAATCGTTACGCTGAATATGACATTGTTAAATCCAGGATCGCCGCTACCGCCAGACCACAGCGTGTTCTGGATATAGATGATTTCCCCATTCGCAAGATTATGACTTGTGATCGTGACCTGCGTAGGGTTAACGCCAAAGTTAAAAGCCGATATTGCCATGGTTTGGGCGTAGAGCGTTGGCGAGCCCTGAGGAGTCTCGGCATCGGGATTCTGATAAATGTTGATAAAGCCCTGCTGCGTTCCGAGCGTGACATAATCGACATACTGCTGGTCATCGACGTTGTCCCATGTGACATTGCTCTCCCAAAAGGTCGTGAGGCTGTCCCATGTGATGCCGAACTGGAATTGCGATGTCCCGAAGCAAGTGATGGTATCCCTGTTCTTTGCCCATGTGTTGTTGCGATAGTTGAATATGAGGACTTCATTGGGATAGCTCTGGGTGGTAGAGGCATTCGACGTATCGAGATAGTTCCAATAGACGAGTTCTTTTTCAAAATCCCTCACCCCGTGGACAAAGTTAGGCGCACTACTCTGTATCTCGAAGCTAAAGGCTTGCTCGGGGATTTGCTCATCGAGGCGCGTTGCGCTAGCCGCATTGGCTTGGATAATGCCCCTGTCGCTCACGGTCATGATGCCCTGGTCGAAAATAATGGAGCTGAATGTAGAAACGGAGCCGAAATCAGAGGAAATACGCTCCCAGATGAAGGGAAGGCCGTACTCGCCTATGTACCTCAACTGCCACGTGGAATACTCGAAGAAGACAATCAGCGTGTTCCTGAAAAAGGCGCAGCTGACGATCGCTTCGTTCGTAGGAGCATCGAGGAATCCTCCCCGACCGAATTCGTCGGAGCGCCATCCGTGAGTTTGATCCGTGGGATCGCCAATCTGACTGAAGCGGCAACGGGCAAAGTAGTTGACGGCTACCGACGCATCAAAGTTGCCTCCGTTTTTCGGCCCTTCCCAAGTGTTTAGAGCTAGCAGTCTTCCGTAATAAGGAATAACGATGAGAGCTTGATAAAGATAATTAGGGACGGCATCTAATTGAGGCTGTAGATCGATCCATGTGCTATTATTATAATAGCGGATCGGATCGTAGGGCGTCGATGCTCCTAGCGTAATATTGTCGTTCGTGACGAAAAAGTATCTTAGATTGGGGGTCGCTCCCTGATAGTTTGCCGCCCAGAAAAAGTCCGTGTTCGTCCCTGACCAAGTAGTTCCAGGGGCAAGCTCTTGAAAGCCATTGACAAATTGATAGGCGAATTTCGTATCGAAGAAGACGGTCGCATCGATACCCAAGGTCGCTACGTCTCTCTTGAGGATTCCCATGACGGGAAGACCAGGGAATTCTTGTATTGTTCCGGTTATTGTTTCAGCCCCACCTCCGGTTATAGTAAGAACGCCTGTTGCATAGTTGATCGTTCCTCCGGTTCCCGTGCCTCCTGTGGCAACAAGTACACCGGCCATTCCTGGATCGGTATAAAGAGTGCCATCAACACTTCCCGTCACATGGATACTTCCAGGAACTATAGAGGCCGAAGAGCCTAAAGAAAGCGCAGTTTTAAGATTGACGCTGCCTGCGGTTAAGGCAACAGCTGTCACGGTCACAGAGCGTTGAAGACGACCTACGGGAACTTCACCATCGCGCTTCTTTGTTCTCTCGCGAAACACGTAGGCATTGTCTATGGTTGAAAAAGCTTCATTAGCTAAGAGCGCAGGTTTCCGATCCTGGGTAAGACCGCCCGAGGGGTATCCTCCGATAAGAACCTGATGAAACCCTGAGCTCATTTAATATCCTATTGCTAGCCAGAAGAAGCCTGGGAAATCCCCTCCTCCGCTGCCAGAGTATTGATATTGGAAACCAGTATTGGTAAATGTCCCAGCTACGAGAGAGAGTGTGTTTTGAGAAGAAGAAGTTCCCCCAGCCTTGCATATGAGCGTTGCGTAAACAGCCAGAGCGAAATTCGGAAAGTTAATATTGGCCGTAGCATAGTTGACCGTCGATCGCTGTGTCGCTGAATTGGTCAGGTTTTGAGTACCCCATTGCAAGAGGACTTGTCCTAGCCACATATAACCGTTCCCAGTACGACTTCCTCCCGTCAATTGAGAAAGAATGCCGCTACCGCTCAGGGAATAAAGCTGTGTATCTCCTCCAGGAGGAACGGCAGGAGTTGTGACAGCATTTACTTGCAAAACCCCAGGGACTCCAGAAAAGATTTGATTCACTCCTGAGACTGTCGAGACGCTCGTCTGTGTGACCTCGTGTACGACCGTGTGGTAGCCAGCAGGATTTGACCCAGGCTGCCCGTTGTTGTTCACGTGATCGACATTCAGTGTCTCAAAGGTTCCGTCGAGGTTGTTCCTGATCGTGGCCTTAGTCTGGCCTAGAGAGGAGCCATCTGGCGGGTATCCTGGTGTGTAGGTAGGTATTGGCATAATCTCTCCTTAACTCACGGCTACCGTGGAAATAGGCTGTTCTGGCCTAGGATTTCTCAACTCTTTTTTTGCCTTCTTACTCAGCTTGGCTTTCGCAGCTGAGAGAGGTTTTTTCAGTACTTTTTCTTTTCCTTTGATCACGGCCATGTAAGTCATCCTGTTGTATGCCTCCCAACAAACGGGCCCACTCCTAGGGGTATCGGCTTGTTCGGTAGCGGTTTCAATTTCTTTTTGTTGTCCTTTCGCAGGCGTTCATCGAATTCCGTTCTCTTCACTTTCTTGTCATGCTTCATATCGATCCAAAGGGTGCTAAACCACCGGAACCCCACTGATACTTGAGCTGGTCGCTGTAGATTGTGTTGATGCTTTCTTGCCCTATCTGGGCATACGTTCTCGTCTCGATGATGTCGTAGCGCTCCTTCAGCATCTTATCGATGAATATGACTCCATCGCTGTCTAGGCGCTCCTCGAAGATTTTCTTAGCGGCCCCTACGGCGAGGATTTCCCACCACTCGGAGAGTTCGGGATTGCCGGCCTGATCTGCGGCTATCAGCGCTTGGATCGGCTGCCGATAGCACGTCATTTCGACCGTGTAGCCCTTATCGGGGACGGGGGCTAGCGTGAATTGGTTCTGGAAGAAGAGGATCGCTAGAGGAATGGAAAACTGCTTCGGATTATATTGAATCTGGATCGGCGTTCCATCGGGTATGGCCTCGGCAAAGGTCAAGCCTAGGATTTCCCCTGTCTGGTAGTTGATCGTGGCATTTCCAGGCTGCGTAGGCGTCGCTGAGGCATATTGGCGATAGTAAGTCCAGGCGTACTCCTGGTTGCCGCTATTGCTCGTCTGGAAGATTTGAATGAGATTCCCTTGGCCATCGTCCGTGACGTTTTGCGTTTGCCCTACGCCATTTGCCCCTATGACATTGGCCGTGATGAGTATGTTTTGAACTCGTCCCTGAGGGAAGAAGAGGTTCCTGTTGTTCTGCGGCCCTGGGTCGTTGTTTACGCTCGCGACGAAAGGAGCTGCCGTTGTGAAGCCGTTATAGGGAGATGTATACCAATCGCCGCCGCTCGTATAGGCCGTAAAGCCGGTTGAATTGACATTGAGCTCAAAAGTATTGACCGTGAGAACCGTGATCGTAAAGGAAAGGCCATTGACCTGGATCATGCCGCTGACATTGTTGAGAATGACCGTTTCGCCCGAGACGAGCCCGTGGTTGGCCGATGTGACAACAGCATTCGTCGCTTGCGTGATATTTGTGATGACGCCCGTAGTAGAGCCTGTGGTTCCATTGCCAAAAGCGAAGTTCGTAAAGCTCTGCCAGTTGTAATTATTGGCATAAAAGGATGAGGGATCGTTGAACCAGCGGAGTTCCCGTTTAGCACACCAACACGGTTCCTTGACCGTAATATAGAGCTCGCTATTGAAGGGATAGGTATCCTGACCTACGTTCGTATTGAAAGAATAGACGTCCTGAAGCTTCAGAGACCGAAATTTTGCGGGTAGATCATAGGCATAGAAGCTGTGCATCTGCTGCACGATGTAGCTATCTGTCGTCTGAAAGGCATTGCTAGAGCCCGTGAGCTTCCTCGTCTTTGTGATCGCATTAGCGAGGGTCGGGAAGAGAGGATATGTAGGAACGAATGTGCTCATGTTGTCGGCTCGTTGTCAAAGGCATCTTCTAATGTCACCGTCGTCGTCCCTTGCACGATTCCTGAGCCAGCTGGCACAGCCACACAGGGGACTTGAGGGTCTTGTACTGATATAAACGGATAAAAATTGCTCGTGTCTACGGCAATTGTTGCGGTATTTGGCGTTAATGAAATTATCTGAGCTTTTTGGTTATTTAATTGAATCATGCCGTTAGGCGGAGGAACCCTAAAAGAAATCCACTCCGCCACGGTAAAATTCGTATCGTCCAAGAACGTGACGACCGCAGGGTTTGCCCGCGTGATGTTCGTTATGTACTGCAAATTCGGGATGAAATTCGCTCCAAAGGGAGGCCCATAGTTGCTTGCCCCTCCTGGAACTACATGCGGACTCGAATTAGAAGACATTACAAAACATCCATGGGGGTAAAGCGCACTCTAGACACGGTTTCATAGCTGCGCGGCACTCTGCCTCCAGTTGCTGGAATTTCTAGCGAATAGCGCCGGATTTTCCGCTTCGTGTTGTTCAAATGTTTAATCAGGCCCATGGTCAAATCGCATATCTCTCCATGAACGAGCTTAATCATCTGGATCGCTTCTCCTGGATACTTCCTATAGGCAAACTCGAGCCATCCGCCTTGCGCGTCGAGAAACTCGAACATGCCCTTGCGGACTTTGTCGTCTTCTCTTCGCATTTTCTTAACCAATTCGTCCCGCTCTTGAGGAGGGAGGGTGTTGGGTAGTTTCTTATGTAATTCTCTGACTTCCATATGGTTTAAATCCTTTGTTGAAAATGGTAAGCCTTTTTATGTCATGCTCAGGACTTTTATTTAGCTAATCTTAATCGCACTAAATGATGCGCAAGTAGCAGGAACAACTAATTCTGTATGAGCTGCTTTTAAGAAAATTGGGAACTTACTGATATTCTTCAGTTGAAGCGTATCGCCGACATTGATCTTGAATCCCTGAACAGAGGTCAGGCAATTCGCATCATCGTCTGGGCTTTGGCTAAATCCCCCAACGGAGGAACCTGGCAAAAAGACTCCGTTTAGATAGAAACCCAAGCCCCAACTTGGCACTGGAGCAGGGAAGGGAGGAGAAAGCCCCCCGTTGGCATCCCATGCGATTGAATAAACGCCGGCCACCAAGAATTTGATGATCCCGAGAGTTGCCGCTTGGGTTAAATCAAAGTCTGCGGGCAAAGACACAGGACCTATGCTTTCAAATGTCGCATAGTCCTTCACGCCGCCATTAGGAGTTAGAGACTGATCTTTTTCGCTGAAGAGCGAGCAGAAGATTTTTTGGCAGCAATCTTGATCGCAATCAAGTCCAGGAGGTCCCTGAAGTCCTTGAATTCCTTGAGGACCAGGAACGCCTTGAGCTCCCTGTGGTCCGATAGCGCCTTGAGGACCTTGCGATCCTGCTGGGCCTTTAGGACCCATGGCTCCATCAGCACCCTTAGGACCTTGAGGACCCATGACGCCTGTCGCACCAATAGGACCAGCCGCACCGGTATTACCAATTGGACCCTGTGGACCGACTGAACCCGTTGCGCCTATTGGACCTTGTGGACCTGTCTGTCCCTGAGGCCCGATATCCCCTTGCGGCCCTACCGCTCCATCAGCACCTTTAGGACCTTGCAATCCTTGTGCCCCTTGCATACCTTGAATTCCCTGTGGCCCTTGTGGACCAGGGCAAGAGCAACATCCTTTTTTGTGATCAGGTGGTACTGTCATAAATTTTCTCCTTAATTAAATGGGGACTAAACGTCCCCACCATTTTTGTTTACGCGTTCGTGATTCCGTTGACGAAATCTGCTTTGAACGCCATGACGACCATGTTTGCGTTCGCTACACCGGCCGCGCTGGTACCAATGTTCATGACGAACTGCGACTTGTTGTCGAAGGCGTCCGCCAAATTGGTTCCAGGAGGCGATGCAGGGATCGTTGCGCTTCCGTTGAGAGGCACAACACCTGATCCAGCAGGGATACAGACCGCAGGAGACGCTCCGCCGGCAAAGTTCGCCGACGTTGGGTACTGAAATGCAGTGAATCCGGTCGTGTCTACGTCGATCGTGATCGAAGAGACAGTCGAGGAGTTCGTTACACTCAAGACCCGAGCTGCACCCGCTGGGTTGCTCGTAAATGGGCCGCTTCCCGATTTGCCAGTCAAATTGCTCAACTGGGTCATGCCGTAAGGCGTCGGGATTTGGAAATCGACGAGTTCCCCTGGTGTGTATGGGTTTTGTCTGAAGAAATACACGACCGCCTGCGTTGCTTGCGTGATGAAAGCAACTGGCAGCGTGTTCGGCAGGAACTGAGTAGGAAATACCTTTTGGTAAAATCCAGTCGTTCCGTTGGCTATCACGAGCCCTGCAGTCACAGCTGAAGCGGCATAGCCGAGCGTGATGCTCGTGTTTGCCGAGATAGCCGTGATTTGATACAGGTTCGAACCACTGATTTCCTGTGCGCCGGTGATATTGATTAAGCGAACCAAATCGCCGACAGCGAGTCCCGCAGTGTTACCTGTGGAGACAACAAACGTGGTTCCGTTGACCGCGGTCACAGCCACCTTCGTGAAGGTAGGCGGATTCGTTTGGTCAATGAAGGTAAAGCCCCCGCTTGTGCCTTGAGAGGCATAAGTGGTGACACCCGTGGTTGTGGAGCTTGGTTGCCCAAGAGCCAAGAAAGAGCCAGCAGCCATGGAGCTAAACCATTCGGCGTAGATCGGGTTGGCAGCTGTGCTTTGTGCGCCCCAGTTGGTAGTATCCTTGACGAAAACCCAGTCGGGTTTATCGGTCATGGGGATATTCACTGCGACGACGGTTGCAGGGTTTGTGTAAGTCCACATCCCAATAAATGAAAATGGCAACATAAAATACCTCCTTAAATCCCTGTTGAGCGTAGGTTTTGAATCCAGAGGTCGTTTGTGATGCATTGCCCTTGATAGAACGAGCAACCCGCTGTATGCCGCAGCATGCAAGGGTCGTTGTTATATCCAGGAGGCAGATAGATAAAGCGAGCTTTACCCCCTGCTTGCCACACAACTTTGTATGCCTCTTTTGCGCTCACGAAGCAGTTAGCTATGTCGTTTCCAAGCAAAGATGCATTGGGGCTGACAGAACCTTGTTCAGAGGCAAAGAAGCGCACGTTGTTCGCTCCGCCTATCTCAACGCTCAAAGTCTGAGATATGTTTGGGTACTGGAACTTCTTGATGAATCCGCTCATGTTGTAGAGAACCGGAATCATGCGAGTCGTCAGCATGCACCCGTAGGCATCGCCTATTGGTGATGTGCCAAAACGCAACTCGGCTTCCACGATGTTCGTGATGTACTCGCCTGAGTTGTTTTGGAGGACGGTAAAGACATCATCCACATCCGTGATTGTCATCTCGGTTGGGATGTCGCCGTTCGTTCCGCCTACGCAGTTGATGTTTGACGCAGAAGACTCTAAGTTGTCTCTTTGCAGAGCGTCTTGAGTCTCACGGAGAGACTGGCCAAGACGAGCCGCTGCGCTATTCAAAACTGGCAATCTGTTACTTTTATGACCTATTTCTAGGCGGGAAAAGCTCTTCGGCCTTTCCTCACTGCCTTCATTTATTCGCAGTGTTCAGACTATCGCATCACCTTTCGGTGTCTACTCACTTAGTCGTTCACGGTAGATTTATATTATACACTCATGCATACTATAGAAAAGGAGTTGACGTGTTTGAAGAATTGAGTTTCGCATATCTTGCTGGCTACATTGACGGAGACGGGTGCTTTTACATTGATACGGTAAAATCCCCTAGTAAAAATAAAATCCATCACCGAACCGTTCTTAAATTCGCTTCTGTTGATGTCGAAATAATGGAATGGCTCTCTGCTTTTCTGGGCATCACATTTTGGAAAAAGGTTGTTTCTAAAAAAAGAAAACACCTTAATCGAAGAGATGTCTATGAGGCCAATCTCACAGGAATAGCTCTGGACAAACTTCTTCCAAAGATTCTCCCTTATCTTCGAATCAAAAAGAAACACTGCGAAATCATGATAAAGATGAGAAAAACGTACATAAAGCCGAGCAAAGGAGTTGTTTATCCTAAGCCCACTCAAGAAATTCTCGATCTTCGTCATCAACTTCATTTTCAACTTCGTTCTCTAAATATTCATAAATCTATAAATCCTTCCGCCTTGTCACCCTCTGAAGGGCTTCCAAGTCAATCAGAGTAGATTTACCGAGGACTCAATTTTGTTAATCCTCGTTGGTTATCGTCACTTGTCTCGTTAAAACGATATAAGTGGCGTATACGCGAACTCGGCACAATTACGCCGCGTATAACTCCCATGTGGACTGCCGAAGTCTATCCACATCAACGCGATTAAGCTGCTGAGGTGGTGGGTTGTTTTGGCCATCGTCGAGAGGCACTTCAAACAGGTCGAGCCTGTCATAGCGTGACTGCCGATCAATGAAGCCTTGATTATCTGGCAACTCCACAGGGGTAGCAAACAACTGGTGAATCAGGTTGTGCTCGGGAGTCGACAGTAACTTTGCGTTGTACCGCTGTTGAATTTGCGGTGGCAACGTTGCAATTGATACCGACATAGTGTTCCCTTTGACCTACTAGGTCATTTCGGGAACCGATCCGGCTAAAGCTGCATATCCATGCATTTCACGGTATAAGTCCTTCTTCATGGCGTCGGTCAGCTTGAAAGCCTGGGCAATAGGCCGCTTGTCGTAAGCCATAGGAGACGTCACCGCCTTCTCTTGCTTCTCGATAGCCTTGTCTACTTCCTTCTCTCTTCGCACTTCCTTAGCCGTTTGGGAAAGCCCCATGGCCTTGATGTATTTGTAGCTTTGTACTCCGATTTTGTACGGGTCTTTTAAGTCCGCAATCGTAGCCGCCAGTTCCGGTTCCTTTTCTTCCAAAATTGATAAAGTTTCAGGATTGACGACCTCGGAGAAATCTGAGTATTGACGCTGCAAACGATCCATGAATTGAGTGTCTTGCTGCTTCTTGAACTGTCTTTCGACTTCTTGACGCACCAAGTCTTCGGCGTTTTTGAGTACTTTCTGAGAACTTTTCTCAGCTAGCTTTTTCACCTTACCTAAAGGAATGAACTCTTCATCGCCGATACGATCCAACTCATCGAGCTCTTGCCGCACGGGCGCCTGATTCTGCTGGGCTAACTGAGCCTGCATCATAGACATCTGTGCTTCGCGCACTTGTTTCAGCTCTCTTTCGAGTTCGGCATTCTTTAGACGCATGGCCTTCAAGTGCTGGTTCGTCACCGGCTCCTGAGCTGGCTGTTGCGCCTCTTTCACTTCATTGATCTGGTTCGCATCAACCTGAGGTGCTACCTCTTTAACTTCGCTGTTTGGGCTGTCTTGCATTGCAGTCGCAGTCATGAATTTCCTCTTTGTTCGGTGGTTGGCTAGTCCCACATACGCCATGTCGGAAGGCTACTCCGACTTTTTTTGCGCCTTACATTGACTTTGTTTAATAAAAATAATATATGTCTAATAAAACCCGAGCAGTATGCATTGCGATAATTGCAAAACGGAAAGAAAAGAAACTGATTTTATAAATAATCAGAAATTCTGCTTTCGGTGTATGTATCGGATAAAGCTAGAAAATGAACCGAAAAAGCGAACGCCAAAAAAACATCTATGCCGCACCTGTGGAAAGGAAGTAGTCCATAGGTCGGAGCAGAAAAAACGCCAAAGAACCGTCTATTGCTCGCTCTCATGCGCCTCTAGGGGCCACAGGGAGCAGCTAGATAATCACTGGACTAGAACTATCGGGGAAAAAAAGACATGGAACACCAATCAAGACTCGATCCCTCAAGAGAAACCGTCGGGAAGATATACCGCGATGCGCAGATTAATGCCGAAGAAGGCGTTGTCATCGGGGATGTGAATCACGAGATCAAGAAAGACTTGGTGAAGGACATAAACGAAGCAATCGAAATGGGGCTGGCCTCAAGCGAATTCAAAGGAAAGCCTTTCTATCTCGCTCTCTATGAAAAGTACGACCTTATGCTAAAGCGCGGCCTCGTGAGGATACGGAAAATCACGAAATACCGACCTTATCCCGAGCAGGACATGATGCTTTTTCACGTCTACCCCGAAGGTGAGGTTTACTTCTGTTGGGAGTTGCCGCATAGAACCCAGATGATGAATATTCTGGCGAATGAAAATCTCTATCCTCCAGAGCAGGTGCTTTTGATTAAGCGCTGGGAAAATATTCAGCTCGAATACTTCGGCTTCAAGAAAGACGGCGAAGGCAACTGGGTTGAAAACGAGCTCTACCGAGGCGACTACCTCATGGGAGCGCCTCAACAAGAGAAGAAAGCGAAGATACTACTCGTTTAGCCAAGAGCCCCAGCGTTTCAGATAGACCATGATTTCGTAGGTCTGGTCAAGGCCAAGCTCCTTACACCAGGCCGCATCGCTGATAATCGCTTCGTGCTCTATCCGGCCCCGAACATTGACGTATCTTGTTTCTGGTCTTCCCTTTGGCGGCTCTTGTCCTTCAATCATGGGTTTCCTCACAACATTCAAATGGGTAAAGTGATCCTGCTGACGGCAAGGGCAACCTGCGCCACAAATACTCTCTAGAGTGTATTCCCCTTCGCTGGACACAAAAACTCCTCAAAATGACCTCAGCCTTTGATAAATGGCCTCTAGAATCCACTCGGTACGCTTTCCCCAAGACTTTTTTGCTACCGCAGCATCCAATTCATCGAGCATCTCCATGGGAATATTAAGAAGCACTTGATGGGATTTCTTTACTTTACTTGCCTTCACATCGGCACCTTTGTCAATGAAATCCTGCACGGACGGCTCCTTTTTCTTCTTTACTGCCATATGTCTCCTATATATCCTATGTATATTAAGTGTATAGAGCATCGTACAAATGTTGCATCTCTTCGCAAGCCTTCTTGTCTCTGGGGCGCATCTCTCCGACCCCGAGTCCTTCAGCAGCCGCATTACGGAAAGCCTTCCTATTTCCTATGACGCAAGGAAGCGTTTCTATCTCAGCGAACTCCTTGAGGATACCCTTAGCTTCGTCATTGTCCGTCCCTTGAGGATCAGCCTGGCAAATGACGGCATATGTCTTGAGATAGACGTTTACGCATTCTGAAAGGATCACGCGGATAGGCGACATAGTCCAAATGTCGATCGATGAAGGCTTGAAAGGGAGAAGTAGCTTATCCGCTACACATAGGGCTGACCTTTGGCTCGTGGTATCCCTGCCACCGGTATCCACGATGATGTCATCGTAGTCGTGTTTTAGTTTGGCTAGATTGACATGAATTGACTTCCCCGACATGCAGACAGTTGCAAACGAGGCTTCTAATCTGTCGCCCACAAGGCAATCGCGTTGCTGCGACCAATCCCAGGCGCTTTTCTGCTCATCGGCATCGACAAGCAGGACTTTTTGGTTGAGCGACCTCATGACGGCCAGATTCGTGGCGATCGTCGTCTTGCCACTGCCGCCTTTAATTCCTCCGACTACAAGAATCATATGCCTCCTCTATGTTTTGCATATATGGGGCATATATCATGCATATAAAATATTAAGCGTCAAATACACGAAAGCTATAGAAACTATAGGATTGGTGGCCCGAGTAAGACTTGCGCTTACGCCTCGGCTAGGTCATAACTCCAGCCGTATTCTACTTCCTGAACTATCAGGCCGAATGATTACTGCTTGGGAATATGAAGAGTGAGGCGCATCTTGTCTTGGCGCATGGCGTTATTTTCCAAGTCGCGCATAGTGCTTTCAGGTTCCCTCCGATAGTTGAGCGAGTACTGCTCCTCCATGGATATAGGGCCTTTTTGCACTTCTACGGGCTCTTTAGGACTTGATCTTTCTTTCTTAGTCATAAGAGCCCCCGATTAGGAATAACGGCCTTGATAAGACTGCTTATTCACGTCTTTTGCCATGCCGGCTTGCCTTTTGTCTTGGCGCTCGACATACTCGGTGGTTTTATTGAAACCGCGCTGAGAAAAGTCTTTTTCAGGTTTTTGATAGCTCTCGACAGTAGGTTTCATGTCCCCTTGTTCGTAGCCTCTTTTTGCCATGCCTTCTTTCATAAATCACCTCTCCTGGGTTTAAACTTAAAATCATGCAACACTTTGTTTATTTGCAACTGTTTCCTTTTCAGGATTAGCCGCGGGGCTTAAAGCATTCAAGATTTCAACCTGCTGCATCAAATGATCCAAGTCCATGCCTTTCAATTCTTTAAGCGCTTTTACGACATTGAGCAGGGACGCCGTATCTTCTTGATGAGCTCGGCGCAGCTTATCTTGCGCTACGGCCGAATCCGTCTGTATCTTAGCGACGCGTTCCGAAGCAAGTCCCTCTTGGCTATGGGCATAAGCGACTTTCGTCATGTTGTCGACTTGCATTTGCTGCATTTGCAACTGCTCCATTTTCTGCTGTTGCTCAGAAGCGGCCTTTTGCTTAGCCATGACCTTCTCGATGATCCGATCCTTGTTCTGGATCGTCATGCACTCGAGGACTTCATCGGGAGGCATCAAATCAGGGTAGAGCTGCTGGAAGTGCAATATCTGGGCTAGCTCGAGCTGCTGCTGGCTTTCCGTGAGGGCGGCCTGAACGACCTTGCATCCGTACTTAAAGAAGATTTTACTATCAAATTCGGCCGTAGGTTCCTCGCCTATGACCTGGCGCACCTTGCCGTAAGTCCAATTTTTCTGAATGAACTCAACCTCGATATCGCTACAGAGGCGCTGCGCCGTATCGAGCTGATCGAAGAGGCGCTGCAGGTTCCTAGCCGTTGCCGCCTGGCGCATCATAGAGATAATGCCGGCCTTGTCGTCTATGTCCATGCCCATGGCGCTAGGATCGATGCCAGCGACGTTGTAGAATATGCCCTTGAGCATCTCTTCCATTTGGAGCATGACGGGCGAGGGAGGAACGATAGGCATGGCCTGAACGTCGTCCATGTTGGCATCCGTATCGAGCATAAGCACACGCCCATGGCCTTGATTGAGGGAATCGTCTGGAGTCACAAGAGCGCCTTTTTTGACCTTGAGCCCCTGCTGCTGAGCATCCAAAATCTCAAGATTTGAAACTTTTAGCCTATTGAGGAGGTACTGGCAGTCCCGAAGCATGGTCATGGGGCTGTTGAATTTGTAGGCGTAGTAGGGCGAATCCATGTTGCAGAGGCTCATGATCGGCACAACGGGATAGCGATCCATACCGTAGGGATTGGGCTCATCGACGATGACGCGATCGTTCAAAATGATGCTGCGTCGCACAGTAGGAACAGATTTTTTAACCACGGCCAGCTTTCCTTTGAAGGCTTGCATGATTTCTTTGAGCTGCTCTTCGGTGCCTTGAAACTCTTGGCACTCCTCAGTTTTCTTATCCACAAGGAACTTAGCTTCTCGATTCGTGAGATACCAGTATTCATCGAAGGCAATGAGGTTGGGGAACTGGATTTGATAGACTTCAGGCATATAATAAAATTTATCATCGCGGTACGTTCCTTTAGGAAGAGAGAGGATTTCATCCCCGAACTGGGGATATATGATCGCCGCTTCCTGGGCATCAAAAAAAGTTCTTACCCACCAGAAGCGTGCGTCGCTCATGTCGCCCTTGCGGAAATAGGGATCGAAGAGCGTCGCTTTCATGTCTATGTAGCGCCAGCGAGGATCGGGGCTTACAGGGTCTTTCGTGCTATCTCCATAGAGATACATGAACCCGAGTCCCTGGATGATGCCACCCTGTTGAAAGGCATCGCTAAATGTCTCGTGAAACCCGCACTTGTGGTTGTGATAAAGGCATTTCGTCAGCTGATCGGCCGTCTTTTGCATGCCGTTATGAATCGGAATGACGGCGGAACTCTTTCGAGTCTGCCTCTGCTGCCCGCTGATCGCCTCGCTGATCGGGTTCATAATGTTGAAGTTCCAGATTTTGCGCCTATAGGTCGCAACGCCTGGGAATATGAGTCCCCAGACTTCCTGGTCGTTCATGGTGAAGCGTTGATTTAAATCGGCCTGATACCACTGCGTCTGGAGGATATTGATGCTGTCGGAATAATTCTTCTCCATGGCCTGGCGAAGAGAAACATTAAGGCTATCTTCCGGCCAAAAAATCGGATCGTTATTACGCATCGCAGCCTATAGAACTTTATTAATCTCATGCTGTAGGATAAAAATTATTATAGGCAAGGAACTAAAGACCCATGGAAAGAGTCCCCGTTTCAAATGACGATCTCATGGATGTCATAGAACTGACCGATAAGCTGGAACTCGCCATAGGAGAAATCCTAAACGGACATCAAACCACACTGGCCATTTCTGCTATTATTAGTTCTAGTATTAATTGCGCACTATCTCAATGCAATACAATGCAAGAAATAATGATATATAGAGACATGTTTGTTCGGGTTATCGACGAAACAATTAAGAATGTTCACATTAAGAAAAAAGATTCTTAATCTATTTAATCCAGTAGAATAAAAAAAAACCCAACATCGCCCCTAGGATTACGGTTGTCAGGAGTCCGAAAAAAACGACTTTCATTATTTCACCGACAACTTTGGCGATGAGCGTCTTGGGTTCCATCATTATTCACCTCTGAGCTTGGCGAGTTTTATGCGAAGCCTATCCAAGGTATCTTGAACAGTTTTGTCAACTGACCACAAATTTCCGCCATCGACATGTGTAGTCGTAAATCCCGCATCTTTAAACAAACTGTAAATTTTTTCTTTGGCTTCTTTCGAGAATTGCAGGATATCTTTGTATTTCTTTATTTCTTCCTGAACCTTCTCGATCTCATCCTGCGACATTGATCTCACCTGACCACATGTTCAAGAGGGCTTGGTATATGTTTTTGGCGATATCCTCGCTGTCCATGTCAATCGGTTGGGTTTTGTTGTAGAAGTCGAAGAAAATGGTTTTTCCTTCCCTTCGCATGCTTGTAACGTGTTCGAAATTGATGGCGGCAGGTCTTTCACCCGCAAAATGTACGATATCCCTTTTGGTCTTCGTTTTAATCTGAGTCGGAGGTATTTGATCTTTTTTTTCGACATTTGGCGCTGTCTCTTGGATATTTTCATCTGACATATTCTAGTCTCCAGCATGTTTGGCGTTTGCTTCTTTTCTGTTTGCCACAAGCATTTTTACTTGTACAGAAAAAGTTTTAATATTTACTCAGAAGCCTTTACCCACTTTTGCCCGTTCTTGTCTACGAAGAAATCTTCCTGTGTTTTATCGACAGTGAAAGTGAAGAGAGGCTTTCCTAACCCTTCGCAGTAGGTAAAGGTAAAAGGATACGAAGGCTGATCGAGCCCTTCAATCAAGTCTCTGATCTGGCTGTATAGTTTGCTTTTTTGTTTGATTGGTTCCATGTTGTGTTCCTTCTTGGTTTTACGAAAAGGCGCTTGATACGTCTATAGAGTTTGCGCAGTCCGCGCTTCGAGTAGGCGATAGGCCGTCTGAGGCGATATAAGGTACGACTCCATCGAGTTCCCCCTACCAGCCAAAGGTCATCAAGAATAACGCTTCTGTTAGAAAATTTGTAAGAAATAGAGGAAAGTTGATCAAGATGTGTCTCTCCTGGCTCGGGAGGCTTATAAACGAAATGCACTGCTCTCGTATCGTCTTCTCCTAGGAGGAACCGAACTTCTTGCGTTTCATCTTTCATATAAATTCCTTTTTATGTAGCATAGCGGCCCTTTAAACCCTAGGAGGAATTCATGAGCGCTTTGTCGCCAGTATCTGCAGCCACTTATTGCCCAGCAGTGGGAAGCTTTGCAAGCAGCAAGCCACTTGCCTTAACAGCCCTGGCTCTTTTGGCCTTGTCTAACATACCGAAAGCAGACGCAGGCCCTATTACGTATGCCTCCTGCATGGCGGGATGCGCTTTGATGCCCCCTCCCTTCATTCCTGCTTGTACCGTGGCATGTCTTACCGTTCTTGCAAACCCAGCCTTACCCTGAGAGGAAACCATGGATAAAAAACGACAAAAAGCCATCCGCGATTTTATCCGAAGTGTCTATTTGATGCCTGAATGCATACATTCCTATGACCAAATGCTCGAAATTCGGGCATTGGCAGAAGGCAGGAAAATCAAGTCAGGAGCATTTAGAGATGCCGCGGAAAAAGAAATGCAAGACGATGATTTCATTGACCGGCTAAATGCAAAACTTACTTCTTTGACTACTGAAGATTTAGAGTCTTTATCTGATTTTTATAAATCAAAGGTAATGCAAAAGCTTCGCAAGGAAAAAGACGTCATTTTTTTCGGTGTAAACTTACAGGACGCTATTTATAAAAAACTTGTCGATGTCTCAATATAAAAAAGGATAAATTATGTCATCAATATCTGCAGTCTCACTGGGCAGCTCCCCTCTTATGGGTGGCATACCCTCAGCAAAGCCCGTTGCTTTAACCGCTCTAGCCCTCTTGGCTTTATCACAGCTGCCAAAGGCTGATGCTGGGCCTATCGCATTCACCATGTGCCAAAGTGCTTGCATGGCCGGCCTTTCCGTGGCATTGCCAACAGGAGTAACAATCATGTTTGCGGCACCTACATACCATGCATGCAACGTAGGCTGCGCTCCGTTTCTAGCTCCAACGTTTCCTTAGGGAAGGTTCTGCGCAGTCATTTTTCATCTTTCGCCAGAACCTTTAGAACGAGACTCAAAAGATTCTCGATCCTTTGATGCGAGTTGATTAAATCCTGAAGCTGAAGCTCAAGATGGTCTAGACGCGCGATAAGGTCAAGCTTTCCTTCTTCGGTTCCATCATCGCCCTGAAGTAGGTCGCATATTTTTCCAACTTTGTATTCTAGAAGACTCAAAATTGATTGTGGTGTACTCATGCTGATTTCTTTTCTTTTGGTGGTTAATGACAAGACAACACTCGTTTTCCATCTGTAATGAGAGTGGCATGCTCTTTTTTAGGCTGCAATCGCTCTTTAACGCTAATCCATTCAGCCATGAGGAGCCTCCGGCAATGCCATCCAATGGGTCACGCCTTCGCCGCTGATAAAAGACTCCGGCCATGGTTCCCAAGAGCAATACGAGGGCTCTTCCTCGGGCTGCGTGGATTCATTCCAGCCGACGATCACTTCGCCATGAACGCATAGAAGAACCGTATCCATGGCTGGAGGCGCTCCGTCTTCTACGCTGATCCATTGACCATAGAACATCGTTGCCGTAGCTCTAGAACGGCCGCAATCGGCGCATTTCCATTCGAGGTTTCGGCAGCCTCTGATTTGGCATTCGTTCATGAGTCCATCTCTTCCATAATCAAACACATCAAGCACACGTTCCTATTTTCATCCACTCCCACAACGCAAGGATTTTTGCATTTGATGCACTCAACAAATTTATTACCTTCTGGAGGGTAAATTTCTATGATAGGGCAAGTTTCACTCATGCACCGTTCCTACATATACTGATCAATAAGTCTAGAACTTCTTCTTCTGTAGAATAAGTCCTTGAAACAATCACCTCTTCCGCATTTTGAATCATTTCACCCATGAGAAAATATCCGTTAATGCCCTGTTCAACCCAAATATGGCACAAATTATCTATATTAATAGCGCCGTTAATTTCATTTCTGACCCATCTGCTCATTCAAACTCCATAGTATTTATTCACCGCTTTTAGATCGCTTTCTGCGCTGCTTGTATCTTTGCGCTCGAGCCCCTTAAGGCCGACGGCCAGGTAGCGGAAAGCATCTGCGGCATGGCTATGCTCGTCATGTAGCGGTGAATTTTTATAACAGCCGAGTCGGTCATCCCATATTTTTTTGTAAGCTTCGAGATGTTTAAATCCCTTGCTCGTCTTTTCCTCATCGAAGACACATCGACCCAGCATCGAGCGCACGGTTTGAATACCTTCAAGCTTGTCACACTCCTTGATATCCAGTACCGCGAACTTACCTTCGAGGAGCGGAGTAACGTGGTCAAGATATTGCGTCTTAGCTCCAAGGTCTCTCTTTCTTGCATCATGAGGGAAGATATGACGCCCAAAACGGTACTTTTGACGATTAAGCCAGTCACAGTAATGAGATGCTCCTTCGTCCCAGTTTTCATAGTAGTTGATAATTGATACACTGCCGCCTCTCCCTACTTGAAAAACCCATATAGCCGTAAAATCATCCAAGCCAATATCCCAAGCGCTATGGGCAGGAAGAGCGTCATCATAAGGAACGCGAGTAACACTTCCGCTAGCGCGTAGTTTAGCGAGCTGGTGCCCAAAATAAAGTCCTTCATTAGCACTTTCAAAAGCCTCCCTTGGCGTCGATGGGTACTCCTGCTTCATGCTGTCGCCCAGCATGCGCTGTTTCATCTCGTACCAGCGGCGCTGCTCCTCATCTAGCTTACGCTGCCTTTCAATCTCAATTTTATCAAGATATTCTTGCGTTTCTTTGCTCACAACTATAGACTCACCGGATTCTCTATATCCTGGCTCGTCATACCAGGGAAAGAAAAAGAACCGCATCTGCATCGGGGATAGTCGCATGTCATCCGGAATAAGCAATTCAGCATTCCGTGAGAAGTCGTAGAAATAGCCTTCTCTTCCTTCGGCCGTTGATTCAATAGCGATAATTTGATCTGTGGATACTGTGTTGAGACTTCCTGTGACAATCTCCTTAGCAACGTCAGGAGATTTAGCGCAGATTTTACCGAACTCTGAAACGAGCAGTCGTTGATATGTTCCAGAGCGAAATCCAGTAGAGACGCGGTAAGAGCTTCCGTTTGCGAAAGCCAATTCTCCAGATCGATCGTTTGTCGCGCTGTTAAATGTTCGAGACCATTGGGGCATTCGGTCATAGGCATATTTCACCTTCTTTTTAAAAATATCTTCAGCATCTTCTTTTCTATGAGCAATAATCCCTGCATGAGTATTAGCATGCCAGAAACAATCGTCAAGAAAGTTAATTGAAAAATAAGTCGTAACGCCGAGCTGCCGAGCCTTGAGGACGAGCATTTGGTGCCACTCGCGTTCATAGAGTTCCTTTTGAGCCCAGTTCAGATCGAAGAGGATTTCTTCGCCTGCCTTGTTCGTGATGCAGTAAAGATTGGTCAGGCGCCAGAGCTTGTTGCAAAGCTGCTCTCTTGTTGGGATGTATTCGCTCGGTCTCATTGCAATAAATTGACAAAATTGTTACGCTCGGTGATTTGCATCACAAATCATCCCCGCATCAGCGGGGACTTGAGCCGAAACCCAAATTCAGTGCATCTTCTTCAACGTCTTAGCCAAGCCTTGTATCCACTTTTTAGCCATTATGCCGCCTTTAGTTTCCGTAGTTCAAAAAAACCATTGAATTCAGGATTGTTTAATATGCAAAGCCGAGCGTAATAAGGAAAATGATTGTTGCAAATCTTATAAGCTCGGTTCTTCTTTTCGATAGGGCTTTCCCAGCGCATACGCTGTATCAAGAGATGGGCTCCGATCGTTTTAAAGCCTTTATTTTTTGCCGCATAGGCGAGTCGTACGAATGTCTCGTACACCTTGGGATTATCCCTATGGAACCGCATGAACTCGCGCCATTTCTCGGTATCCCTAGGACATATGTCCGGTATAGGGAACTCTTCTTCCGGCATTGGAAAAAGTGTTAGCTGCGTTACGCTTTTCACTTCGGCTTCCTCTTGTGCCTGTCGACTTCATTGAGGATTTCGAGGGCGAGCGCGGTAACGGTTCCATCTTGCCCTTTAATGGCGGCAGCTTTCCGAAACTGAGCCTCTTGATCGTCTTTGTCTTCTGCATCTCTTAACTCCGGATCATACATGCGTAAATAGCGGTGAGCTATGCTTTGGTTTACGGTTCCATCGATATATCGAAGCCCTAAAAGTGCCCTAGCTCGCTCGTGATACCACTGAAATTCAGGCTTCTCCGTCATGTGTTCCCACTGCTTGCGAACGAAGCCTTCTTCGGTATACCAATCAGAAAAACGCACTCTAAGCGGTTCGCCTTCTTTTTGCTTAGCCGAAGCCCAGCGAACGAGAGCTTTCCCTAGCTCGATCAGTTCGGCTTTCTCTGGGATAGCTGTGCGTGGTCTTCCTGCTGGCATACTATTCAATCTGCAAGTGAATTTTGATCGCTATCGATTGAGGACGCCCTTGAAAGTTCTTCAAGGCGTCCTCTTTGCACTTAACGATAATCGGATCGTCCTCGGATACCGTGTACTTCTCATAAATCAAAAAGTCCTGCTTATAACTTCTAGACTCATCCTTTAGTATCACAGTAATTTCACTCACAGGAGCCTCCGATCTATGAGGCTCACAGTTGTTAATAAAAATCTATTTTGTCAAGCACTTAACCTGTTTTCTCTTTTTGTTTTTGATACACGATGCGTCCAGCGTTTAGATAATTCTTCGAGATTGTTATAAGCTACTCTTTCGGAATTATACTGGATGATCTTTTGGGCCATGTCTGCATGTGCTTCAATCGCGTGCAAAAGTCTTTTATGATTATATTTCTCTGAGTGTAGGAATGCCCAAAGACCTTTTTGAAACTTAGGCTTAATTGTAATCTCTTCTGTATCTGAGATAGTACATAGTGGAGTTAGCTTGGAAAGAACTTGATCCAGTTCTTCAAATTTTTTAGCCAAATCCTCCTTGTTCCCCTGCACTTGGAATTCGCCGCTCTTAAACCGTTCGGAGGCTTTATTGCTCCCATCGCAACACCCAATGACGAAAAAGAGAGAGAACCCATGTTTTTCAACGATATCAGCGACGAATTCATATTCAGGGTTTTGTTTGACCAAATGATGACATTGATGATCGCCTAAACGCCATTGAGTTCCATTTTGCAAGAGCGCAATGTGTTCTCTAGTCGTAACGAGAGCGATTTTGTAATAAATAGGAATCTGAAGCTTCTTTGCAACGGCTAGCCGATGCTGGCCGTCGAGAACCTCGCCATGTGGAGTCACTAGAATAGGATTATCCAGGAGAAGATTATGCTTCATGATCGAATTCTCAACGATGCTTCCCCTTACTGGTCTATTCTCGGCAAGCAGGATAAATTGCTCATAGTTAGTAGTTTCATAAATCTTTATTTCAATGAATTTATCTTTCATCATTTGTTACCTTTGCTAATATTGTGTTTTCATCAATAACGAGGAATTTTTCTCCCTCATGGACGATTTCCGCACCGTAATGCTTCTCGAGATATACGACGTCCCCAATCTTTACCTTCGTCGCTTCGTCACCTATAGCGAGGACTGTGAATTGCGTGGGCTTCTGGCCTGTGAGGAGCAGCGATCCTTTCTTAGTCTCCTCGATCGGTCTGATTATGATTCTTTTTCCTACTGGCGTTAGCATGCTTTTCTCCTGTTTGCTGTCTTGTTTTTCCGAATATTTACTTTCCCTTTACAAAATGTCCTAGGGAGCGTATATTTTTCACTTTATGAGGTTCTCCCCTATGGTAAGCGCTCAGCTTGAGTTTTTTCCTCCCGATCCTATCGACTGCTTGCGCAAAGAGGTCAAGGAAAGCGGCGATAAAATCCGCAAAAGCCTTTTTGCTCGGCACGGCGAATTAGCTCGTAAATATACGGAGCTCCATGACCGCTTGGTTCACCTGGAACGACATATATGCCGAGGAAACGCTACCATGTGATTTCGATTCTTATTCCATAGGCATCACTTTTCTTTTGATCGCAAGCGATAGATATTCTCTTGTCGCTATCTGCGTGGCCCGCACGGTAATCTCCTGTGATTATCGCGCAAACGGCATCGACTATGTATTTGAAACTCATAGGCAAATTGTCAAAGGCGTCTAGCTCGTCCGGCGCGAAACGCGTCAGCATGAGCCGGCACGGGAGTCGCATATTCGGCCTCAGAGGATTCAGCGCGAGGGCCACGAGACGCTGCTGCTCCTTGTGCCGGGCATGCTTGAGGCGCCATGGCTCGAAGGAGTTAGCCTCTGAGACCGTCCGAATGGGCAAGACCACCCTCACGGTTCGCTCTGAAATCTCGCTAGAGGCCTCTAATTTGGCGTAGGATCGTTTTTTATGCCTACCCGCTACCTTGGTATTACCCGACCTCTTTTGACGCAACCTAGGGCTTTTAAATGGCATTCTGGGGCATTCCTTGTTTCCGATTTCAAACTCAAAACGGAACATCGTCGTTTTCAATTTTTGGCGTTGGTGCGACCGACCCTCCCGATCGTCCTTTTTCCCATGAGCGGCTCTCGAGAAAAGCTTTGATATCCTCGTTGAGGAAATTGCTATCCTGCGAGAATCCCTTGAGATATTTTTTCTCCCCATGCTGCTTCACGGCTGCGCTTATGACATCCCAGAACATGCCGCCATTTTGCATTTTTTTCCGCAGGTAAGTGACGCGGTATTTTCCCTCGAGGCATAGAGTACAGCTCTCGGCTACGTACTGATCCTCGGGGTAACTCTCGTGATTTACAAACTCGAATGCGCTCATGATAAACTCCTATGTTTTTGGTTTTAAGCGATAAAGATTTGTGACTGCAATCATTTTTTTCCTGCTATTTTTTCTCCGACAGCTTGCCGGCATTTTTTTTCAAATTCCCCATCGACCAGCGCGATGAAAATCGCTTGCTGATGAGGATTAGAACACTCGAAGAGAATTCCCTTCTGATCTTTTTGTCGATCCGTGTATAGGCGGCATTGCCAGCCGTTTCCTTGAGAAAAATCATGAAACTGACTGCATAATCTCTCGGCCAAGGCAATATTTTTCTCTATGGAAACTTTTGCCTTGTCTTCGATTTTCCATCGAGCTATTGCATTGGGCCAGTCCGTGATTTCGGTTTTCCTTCTTGGGCTGTTCATGATGAAAGCCACGGCTTGCTTGACTCGCTCTACGTCTCCTCGGATTTTCACACAGGCCTCCAATTGCTCTCGGCTCATGAAGACACCCGATCCCATGTCAATTTTTTCCGAAGAAAAATCATCAGTCATCAGCCCGTCCCCGTTTGAAGGGACTGAGGGATGATCTTCTTTTAATCTTCTCTTCTTATCTTCTAGATTGTGGCCCTTTGTTGGCCCTCTGTTGGCCCTTTGTTGGCCCATCTGTTGGCCCTTTTCATATCGATCTTGTTTCGTAAACTTCTCAACCAACCATACATAGCACGAAAACTTGTTGGCCCTTGAGTTGGCCGTTTTTTTGAGTACTGCGTGTTTGGTGAATGAGTGTAATAGACAACGCCACTGTTTTTCGGTGAGAAAACATTCCTTGTGAGCAGTGCGCCTTCCTGCGATAAATTCAAAAGGTTCTAGAGTAATTTCCTTGCCTAGCATCATCACTTTGCGCGGTTCTGGGCTGCACTTAGAAAAAGCCCAGACAATGAACTTGAAAGCGTTTTCTTTTTCAAAAAAACCGTTTTCTCGAAAGTAGGTTGGAATGGGAGTCTCAAAGTAATAGGGAATTTTAGCCATGATCTCTCACTGGATTGATGTCCCAAACATTGGTGGTGATAATTTCCAGAAGAGTGTCAATGGTGGTGGTGCCATCAGTTGATTTTTTTCTTGTCCTATTGGTTTCGATTATTTTTATGTGCTTTCTTAGAAGTAAAATCTTCTTAGCGTTTCGATATTCCCCTTGCGTCATCTTTAATTTTTTTAGATTCCCAACATGACATTGACCAATTCGAAGGCCGTCGGGATGACCATTAAAGCGCCTGGCATTCATGGCTATATAAGAAAGAAGGATGAAAGCGTTTTTCTTATTCTTCATGAGCCAGAGAGCTTCTGGCGATGGGATAAACTTAATAAATTTTTCAGACATGATACCCCACAAAGATATTGCATCGTTTTTTGCGGGGCGCTATGATAGAGGCATAACTATAGACTCTATACGCAAGTCCCCACGACTCGCAAAAAGCGCCCCGCCTAGTAAACGGGGCGTTTTCGTTTCCAAAAGTATCATATCTGCATCGAGCAATGCAATAAATGTTTTTACTAGTCATTGGCTTGCGGCCCTAAGACGTCTATCTGAAAAAGCCCATCACTTTCGACGAAGTGAATCAGGTTCAGAAACATCAGGGGCGCGAGCAAGTTACGAAACATGGTCGGGCTGATAAGAAAATCCTTGCGCACGTTCTTTCTCTCGGTTTCGACGTGCATTTGCTTTCCTCGTTTATCCCAGAGTTGGACATAAAGGAGAGCGCTCCGAGGGCAGCTCTTCATGACTCTGGTAAGATACTTTAAGGGGGGGAATTCACTGTAATCTGTCATAGTCCTCGTAAAAATTCTTGTTTTATTTATCGAGGAGAGCATATGTTTGAACACGTCAAATATCCGCTTTCCTCGAAGTGGTGTTGTTTTTTTAGAGAGAGAGAGCACCTCCTTCCTTCTTAGCGGCCTTTTGATGGTATTCTAGTCTCGGTGCAGTCCGATTGGCGTTGGGCTGCACCAATTTTTCATAATATTTTCAAATAATAATTGCAACCCCTTTCATTTATTCATTACCTTTTGATCGAGGAAAAGGTACACCTATGAATGAAGACGAGTGGGAAGCTTGGAAGGCTACCTGGAAGGAACTTTGGCATGGCTTAAAGTCCATGCCATTATTGCGCTATGTGTTGATCTGCTTGGCTATTGCTGTAGCGGCAGGCTTGGCTGGATTTTTCTCGCGCTGAGCTTGCTCATCTACCCAGTCGTAAACGGTTACGGCGCCCTTTGTGTACTTCTCTATCTCATAGGCCAGACGCAAGTTTGGCATCTGACCTTGCCTCAGTATCTCATGGAGGGTAGACGTGCTTATGCCCAATTTCTGTGCTACGCCGCGCTGTTTCTTGTCGTTACTCTGCATCCATGTGGCGAACTTATTCACAATATCCTCTTTTTTTCTTTCTATTTCTGGACGAAAATCCGGTATTCCGATACAATCGCCAGTATAGCTACAGGAAGGTTTCCGGACAAGGGCCTTTTGAAGGCCAAAGAAACCGTGTTGACATATATTGCCAAGTATGCAACAATATAGCTTTCTATAACCAAAAGGAGCCCCATGGCTAAGAAATCGTTAAAAACAGAAAAAGCAAAAGAATATTTCAATTCCCTGCGAGATGCATTAGAAGGGATTAAGGATGCCATTTTGGGCATGGAAGAAGTACTTGATGAAGTCATCGAAGAGTTAGAGGAATCCGAAAAATAAAGGAGAGACTATGAATACCAAAAACATTGAGGAGCTTTGCGCCAACATTGCTTCCTCCTCAGAAAAACTCATGAAGCACGCCAGAGAGGTCATATCCATAATACAATCCATGGATGACTATCAATATGACGATCGTGATGACGATAACGATGATAGTATCTTTGTGAAGGAATCATGCCAAGAGTGCCCAGGCTGCATGGACTGCCTCGGCCTATCTTATAGAGATTTTTTATAGACTAACGCCAAGAAAACCATCAAAAGGAAATATTTTATGGAACAATCACAAGAAATCAACGAATTAGCCGGAGCTTTATCAAAGGCTCAGGGAGAAATGCAGGCAGCCATCAAAGATAAGGTCAACCCCTTCTTCAAGAGCTCCTATGCCGACTTAGGAAGCGTTTGGGATGCGGCTAGGCCAGTGTTGAGCAAATATGGCCTGTGCGTCATGCAGACAACCCACATGGCTCCTGACGGAACTAAAATCCTCATGGTGACTACTCTGGCCCATACATCGGGTCAATGGGTGAAGTCTTTCCTACCTCTGAACCCTTCAAAAAATGACAGCCAGGGGATAGGGGCGGCTCTGACTTACCTCAGGAGATACTCTCTCTCTGCGATCGTAGGCGTTGTTTGCGACGATGACGACGATGGAGAAACGGCTGTAGGTAGAGGGAAAGGCACTCCGCATCAACATTCTAAGCAAAGCGAGCAAAGTGAGGACGAAAAACCTCCTGTGCCGGCTGAAAAGATAGGAAAGACGGAAATTGTTGCTATAACGACTCTGATTCAAAATCTCGATGAAGAAAGCAATAAGAGCTTTTTCGACTGGATCAAGAAAACGTACAACGTCTCAGATGTCAAGGATATC